ATCTGTTAAAGAAGTTAACCTACTTACTATTCCATATGTTTGTCTTGAAATAGCACCTAACCAATCACAACTTTCGTAATAATTTCTATTATATAATGGGTCTGGTAAATCATCCCATATTGTATAATAGAGAATTGGGCAGTTTTCTATTACCTCATGTTCCATATCATATAACCAAGTCCAATATCGTGGGTCAGTAAAGTGAAGGATAGCATCTGGTTTTTCGGAATTCATAATTTGTCTTAACAAATCAGCGTTTCCATAACCATTCCAAGGTAAGATTTTAACCGATGCATCTTCTACACCAGTTCTTTTCTGCATATCAGCAGATAAATCTAAAACTTTACCTTTATCGGGGTGTTTAATTGCTGCACCTACTTGGAACCAATCGTACTCATTAAGAGTACCCATTACCAATGCTTTACTCATAGTGGCGATACCACTACTCATCCTCATATCATCTGAAAGGAGAAGAATCTTTTTCTTTTTACTCATAACTTATTAAAATAACTTTTTCTTTAAAATTGCGAACCTGAAATTTGAAGGTTTGAATATTCATTCATTTCTTTTCTAAATCCGTCATCGTTTACATATCGTTCAACTGTTCTGTTTACCAATTTTTGAAGTGTTACATCCGATTCGAATGATACTCTTTTAAAATTTGAATAAACACCCTTTATAATCTTTACAGTTGTTAGTTTAGTTTCTACACTCATAGTATATATTGTTAGTATTTATATATATAAGTATATAGATATTTATTTTCCGTTAAACTTTCCCATCACAAATTCCCCTAGTCTTAAACTCACAGAATCTACAATTCTTTTGTCTATCGCCAGGAACCTTTGGATAAGGTAAATCATTGAAGTTTCCTTTATCATCGAATACTTCATCTACAAAGTTCATAAACTCTGAATAAACTCTATTTGTAGTTGGTTTACCATTTGCTGGTACGTGCCTCGACATATAAGGAATTGGAAATGGTGCATCTTCATATAATTTTCTTCTCATAATCTGATACTCCACTTTAATTTTTTCTAATGGAATTTGGAATAATTCAGAATAGTATTTTTTGTACAATACAATTTGTGCATTTTTGTACTTATCTGATTTTTGGTATTTGTTCCAACCTCTAGTTGATGTTTTTAAATCAATAATGATAATTGAATTATCTGATAAATCCCTCATTACCACATCAACAAATCCAATAAAGTTTACACCTTCTTTTACTTTAGCATTTAGTGGAATCTCTATTCCTACTAATTCAAATCCAGTCTTTGTGTAAAACTTATCTAATTTCTTTTTAAACCACTCTAATATTCTTCTACCATCACCATAGAACTCTTCTAACTCTAACTGGGTACATACAATACCCTCACTTAGTTTATCATTCTCTTTGATGTATTCTTTTCTCATCCACTCTAATAACAACTTATCAGTATCAATCTCCATTGCTTGTTTTTTCGAAACTCCATACATAACTGAAAGGAAATGTTGTATGGTTTCGTGGATAGCCGTTCCAAAGATTGTATAAATGTTAGCAGATGATTCACCCAACTTATCTATGTACCTCAGTTTATATGCACGAGGACAAGATGAATATAGTTGGTATTGTGAAAAACTTACTTTTGCCATAAACTTTTATTTGTTATACAAATATACGAAAAAAGTTTGGGATTTCCAAACTTTTCTCAATTATATTTTTAATTTTAATTTCTTTATTATTTTCGGGTCAGTTCCATAATCCTCTGATAATTGTTTTATCTTTTCCTTACCAGTTCTACTAGCATATAGAATCTTTAAGTAATCTTCAGCTTCCAACTTTGAGGTTTCATAATGTTTAGCTACTAACTCTACTAACCAACCTTCGTATTTATCAGCTCCCTTAGCTTTCATATACTTCATAAAGTGTCTACCTTTTGGAAGTAAATCAATCATAGCTAAATACATTGCTTTAGGAGGAACTTCTTGTAGATAAGGTTGTACAGCAGCAATAGTTTCTACCCACTCATATTTCATAGATAAAAAACGAAGTACCATATAGTTACTCCAAGTCTTTTTATATGCTTCTTCTAACGTATCCCAATACTTTGGATTTTGAACGTTAGTAATTTGTTTAATATGGTCGAATAGTGATTTAGCCATTTGTTTCTTCAGCGTTTTTTCTATCAATCTCTGCTAATACTTTCATTTGTTCTGGTAGTAACTCTTCACAAATCTCACCACAATTACCACACATCATTACTTCGATTGGTACAATCACATCTTGCGGAGTACCAGTAATTAGTTTTGAAATTTTTCTAAACTTAGAACCATCGATGAATACATCATACCCACAATGAGCACATACAATAGGAGTTGATTTACCTAAATCTAACTTTGGTTGTTGTGTACTTTGCTCTGATGCTTTTTGTGGTTTACTACCACCTTTACCAATTATATTTGCCATTATATTAAATTTAAAATTTCAATCAAAGTTGCTGCAGTTGGAATCTCTTTATCAATAGCGTTAAAGTGTTTGTTCTGTCCTTCGGAAAGAGCAATAACTACATTCGCTGTATTTTGTGGAGCGTACTCATCAACTTTTTCATACAATAATGTGAATAATTCTGAGAAATCAGTTACTCTACTATCAATAATAGCTTGTCTCATTTTCACATATTTATTTCTTTTATCATCTGAAGATTTTAGGATATCTAATACCTTCATTTTATAATCATTCTCTAAAAGGTTTTGAGTATCTACTTTTAACTCACCTTTGATTGAGTTTAATTGACAAGTATTGATAATCTTTCTAATATCAGGATATCCAGCATCAATAATTGGAACTAAATCTTTTGGTTCAAACTTTACTTCTTCACTAGTCAAAATCTTTGATATTTGAACTGCTACATCCTTTTTAGTTGGAGGTATGATTTGAAAAGTTTGACATCTACTTTGGATAGGGTCAATAACTTTCTCAACATAGTTACAAGTTAATATAAATCTACAATGTTGTGAAAATGTTTCCATTAAGTTTCTCAAAATAGCTTGTGCGTTTTGAGACATATAATCAAACTCATCTAAAATAACAATCTTATATTTTTTGAATCCCATTGATGATGCGAATCCTTTTACTTTATTTCTTACAGTTTCTACATTGTTTTCATCAGATGCATTGATTACCATATAATCACAATCCATTGATTTTACAATTAGTTTAGCAAGAGTTGTCTTACCAGTACCAGCTCTACCATAAAGTAGAAGGTGTGGTACATCACCAGTTTCTAAATAACCACTTACTTTTTCTTTTAGGTGTTCATTACCTACATAGTTTTCTAATGTTACAGGTCTATATGATTCTACCCATAAACTATTATCAACTTGTTCATTATTTGTTTCTTCGAAAAATCCCATATTTTATATTTTATCTACCTACTTCGTTTAATCTATCTGATTTGAAAGTTTCCCAATCTTTACCTATACCATCGATATAGAATAAATCTTCAGGTTTCAATCTACCAGAATCATGTAACTTTGAGTATCTTTTAATTGCTTGTCTTTTCCACCAATTATTAATGTAATCAACACCCTCAACAAACTTCTTTTTCATTTTAAGTTCTGATTCCTCAATTTCTGAACGAAGGAACTCAGGTCCATTTTCATACATCATAGCAAGATATACTCCTCTTTTGAATCCGTGATGATAATCGGATGCTCTAATACCACATTCTTTGAAAATCTGAGAAAGTATCTTTTGTTTGATACCACTCACAGGTCCACTAGCTCCTTTACCAGTTCCCATAGATTTACCATTTCGGATTCTTTCATTAGTAATAGCATTTTCATACCAATCAGCTCTATTTTCCTTAATCCATTGATGCCAAGGGTCATAGAACTCATCATCAGGTTTCAATGCAATCTTACCAGCTGATTCTCCTAACGTTTTAAAATGTGGAATACCATTATATTGTGAATGAATTCCATAAAGGGAAGTTGTTCCTACACCTATCAATGTTTGCCCATACTTCTTTTTCCAATACTCTCTAACTTCTGGAACAGTAGTCATCATTGCGGTGAGTTTACCACCTAAAAAGTTGTAACCTAAAGGTTGGGTACAAACAATGGTGGATGCGATAGTTGTGTAGTTCAACTTACCCTCTTTGAATTTGTTCTCTTTATTCCATCCGATATAATCATCTCTTACTTTCATAGATGTTACATCTGATGCTAAAGATACTAAACCTAAAAGTTTACCACTCTTTTTATCTTTGATAAACAATTTCACATTTCTACCAGGATTAGCTGTCCAACTCATAGTGTGAATCATCTTTCTAAGATAAGTCCACTTTGTAGCTTCAGTTGAATCCTCTACGATTTCAACATAAGGTTCTAACTCTTCAATTTCTTTGATTGTTAGTTCCTTATTGTTGATATCAGTTGGTTTCCATTGTGCATCATAAAGAGTAGCGATTTGGGATTTATCTCTAATCATAGAATCCTCTTGCAACTCAACCCACTTTTTATAAAGTGTTTGTTCTTCTACACTCATTGTCATAAGGTAGTCCATATTCTCAATGAGTTTTCTTTTCTCATCTTCGAATATAAATTCAGGTTTTGCTGGTTCGGTATCCCAAAAACTCATAGTTACTTTTTTAATGGTTATTACTTAATCTCTACCAAATAGTAATTTGATACATACTCTCCTTCGGTAAATGCAACTTTAGATAATCCCTGCGAAGAAATTTGTAGAGATGAAGTTGATGAACCTTTGTTTGCTAATAAGATAGCTTTTAGATATTTTGCTGAGAATGCGATTGGTTCTACATCACCATCACACTTACAATCAACTGAAATAGAGATTCTATTTGAGTTAATAGAAGAATATCCTAAGATGATTTCTCCTTTGTTGTTTTTACAAGTGAATGTGAATGTATCAGCATCTGCTAATGCTCCCTTAGATTTGATGAATTTGTTTACAAACTCATTATCTAATGTAATATCTACATTGAATGGAGGAAGTGCTTTCAAATCAGGTACCGCTGGGATAACTGAAGGTGCTGCTAACATATATTGCATCTTAGTTCCTTTATCTGAGAACTTTAGTGCACCTGTTACTTCTTCTACATCGATTGTATTATCTAATACACTTAATAACCCCTTTAATTGAGATGTAGTATAGATACCAAATTCACCATCAGGAAAATCTGCGCCTGTTACTGTTACATCCCCTAAAAGAGTTTTATCATCTGAAATCATTCTAACTGAAAGGTTAGAACCTTCAGATTTTACCATTACTGATTCAACCTCTCCACCGAGATTGTATCGATTGATGAAACCATCAAATTTTGCTTTTTCCATAATTTACTTTTAAGATTTATTTTAATGTTTACTAATATACGAATTTATTTTTAATTATCCAACTAAAAAGAGAAAAACTTTTCAGCTGTCTTTTTGGAAGAGAGAACTTCTCCCCACCCTAATGCTCCGTAGA